GAAGCCACCACAAACTACCAAACTGGGTCTTCACAGTCTACCACTACAAATAACACTACAAACAATAGTAATAACTCTTATCCAGGAGACACTAGAACAGTACCTTCAGCATCTGCTCCTGGTATCTCTGCTATGTCTCAAGATCTGTGTACTGTTGGCGTTGGTATAGGAATACAAAAACCATTAATAGGCGGCAGCATTGGTATTACAAAACGTGATATGAATTGTGAGCGTATGAAGTTAGCTAAACTTTTGTTTGATTTTAACATGAAAGTTTCAGCAGTCGCCATACTCTGTCAAGACGCAAGAGTATTTCAGAGCATGGTTATGGCCGGCACACCTTGTCCGTTTCAAGGAAAAATTGGTGATGACGCTTTAGCAGAATGGAATAAATACGACCAACAAAGACCAGACTACGAAGAGTATACTAAAGCTCTAAGATACATGGAAAGAGTTGACAATAAAATTGCAATAGAAGCAGAACAAGAGGCTAACCCTGATGAACAAATTATTACCGACGGTAACGGCAATAGGATTAATTTTAATAACAAGTAGTTTTGCTGATACCGTTGTAGTTATTCCCAACACGCCCAACGAAGGCGACTTTACTACAGTCACCACTGTGACCACAGGTAATCCTGTAACTACAAACAATTTAATCTCACAAGATTTTGCGGACGGCACTTGGAATGGTACTATGTTTCCGGATTCATCTGACATAAATGAAAACACTTGGTTGACTGGTAAGGACGGCAAGTATGCACAGACTTCATTAAACTCAGAAGATTATGTTTCGGTAGAAGAATTAAAACTAGGTTTCACTTCAAACTTTACAGCCAATATTAGATGGTGGAATCAAGTTGAGTCTACAGTTACCATGACGCAATCTATTAGTAATGGTATCGATACCACAACACAGAGCACAACTTTTGAGGACACAACAAACTCTAGTTATCAGGTAAATCCATACGGTAACACTTTAGTAGTAAACCCTGATCCTAACATGACACACGGCACAGCAACTTATAGATTTGATTTTGATATTATAAACGACAACCAAGCAGGATATAACGGTGGCCATGCCGGCGTAGATGTGCGAGATCCATCAGCCAGGATAGATTATACCGCTTTATCTAGTACAACTGTAAGTGAGATAACTTATTGTTGGCAACAGACACCACCAACTTGTCCAGGTCAAGAAGAGATAGAGGCAGTAGAAGAAATTATAAATGACTTAGATACAATCATTGCAGACTTTGTATTGCCTGAAGAAATTATTGAATATGATCCTATACCATTAGATATTGAATACTCATTCAATGATGTGTTTGATGATGAAATAGAGATAGAAGAATACAAGCCCGTAATGTTGACTGATGAATTTTTTTTTGAAGATGAGTATTTCGAACCTGACTATTACGAAGACGTTGTCATGGAAGACTTTATTCCAGAAGATATTGTTATGGTTGAAACTCTAGATTGGAATGATTCTAATGTAGTCTTTGATGAATTACCATCACTAGAAATGTTTGAAGAACTGCCTCCGCTGGAGGAGGTGTACATGGAAGAAATAGTTATAGAGGAAATGTTTGCAGAAGAATTTACTGAAGAGATGCAAGAAGAATTTATTGAAGAAGTCTTTGAAGAGTTTGTAATGGAAACAGAACCTGAACCAATACCTGAACCAGAGCCGGAACCAGTTGAAGAAATTCAAGAAGTTGCTATGGTCCAGGAAGAACCAGAACCAATAGACGAACAGCCGGTCATGGAAGAAGTACAAGAAGAGCCGGTTGAACAGGAGATAGTAAATGAACAAATTGAAGAGCAACCCAGTAGCGAAGAAGTTGTTGCAGACGAACCAGAACCGACAACAGAAGTTGCCGAACAAGAAGAGATCGTCGAGGAGCCAATTGAAGCAGAGCCTACAGAAGTTGCAGAAACAACAGAGCCAGAATCTGCAGAACCAGTGGAAGTTGATTTAGATATTAAGGTCGCCGCTATTGAAAAAGAAATACAAGGCAGGATAACAAATGAAATGCAAAGAGTTAGTTTAACTCTTGATGTAATTAATGAGTTTGTATCTCGTGAAATGACATCAGAACAAGCTGATATATCTAGCTATTTCAACACGAATGCCGCTTTGTTTGATACACGTCAATTACCTAGCGGCGATCCTAGTTTCTTCATGCAGGTCAGTCTTGCCAGTTATGACAAAAACATATATGCTAGTCAGCCAAGCATTGCAGGTACAGATCCGGTTGTAAAACATCAGATTAAAATGCAAAAGTACAAAAAGACTACCAGCGATGCATATAGAAAACTTATGGAGTTATTAAATGCAAGGAATATTCAATAAACTAGCCAGCTATGCAGCACTCGTGGGTGTCATTGGCGCCATCGGTGGTGGTTTTATGGCTTGGGGTGAATTCAATAATCGTATAGCACAATTAGAAGACAAAGAGTTTATAGTTAATGAGACTGTAGATCTATCAGGTATCATAAAAGAATTAGAAGGTTTAAAAGCTGACATAAAAATAAATGATGCAGCTATAAATTTTCTTGATGCAAAGATAGATGAACTCAAAGCATCATTAGATAATCCGTTATTGTAATGAAACTATCAGACTCGACACAAATTTCGTTACCGGCGCGTAACCTTTTAGCAATACTCGCAGCCGTAGCGATTGGCACCATGAGCTATTTTACAATTGTTGAAAGGCTTAACAGCATTGAGACTACACTACAGCTTATGGAAAAAGATATAGAAGCTGCTAATACTTTTATTGAAGGTGTACCAAAGGGTGACATGGTCAGTCCACAGATACAAGAACTTTACATGTTGGTTGAGTATCTAGCCGAATCCACAGAAAAACTTAAAGAACAAATGGAAGCAGAGATACCCATGATATTAAAAAACGATATGATTATACAATTTCATGAAGAGAGATTGATAGATTTAGAAGAGAGAAAGAATGGGAATCATTGAGACAGTTATTATACTTAGTTTGTACGTCTATGATGGCGGCAACAAAACTATAGAAGGTTGGTACCACCAGGACAATCTTAGCACATGTCTCGCAGCCAAGCGCACAGCCGAAAGAAACTCAGGAAACCAAGTACAATATACCTGTAGTTTAGAACAATGTTTAATGACGACAGATCAAACTGGTGTCAAACATTGTGACAAGATAATAAAATAACTTGTAATTAAAAGTAAAATTACTTATATTTACATTTATGGGATTACCCAAGTTATTGACAGAACAACAAAAGAAATTTGCAGAACTACTTGTATATAATGAAGGTCGTAAAACTCCTACAGTATGTGCGCAAGAAGCTGGTTATGCTGAAGGATCATGTCATGTCCGTGCTTCTGAACTTCGTAACCCGAATAAATTCCCCCTTGTTGTTAAATATATTGGTGAGCTCAGGTCAGAAATCCAAAAGAAGTATGAAGTTAGTTTTGAAAGACACATTACAGAGCTTGGTCGTATACGCCAAGAAGCTTTGGCCAAAGGTGCTTTCTCTGCTGCAACAAATGCGGAAGTTGCTAGAGGTAAAGCTGCAGGATTATATATCGAACAAAAAATAATACGTACCGGTAAATTAGAGGACATGTCTATTGAAGAACTAGAGAACAAGATGAAGAAGATATACAAAGAAAACGAAGTGTTAATCAAAGGTGATTATACTGTGTTAGATGACAAACACGAAGAGCCTTACAAAACATTTAATACTGAAGAGGGTCCTGAATGAGAAAGGCTAAGTTATATACTGAACATGTTGCCGGACCAAAAAAAAGAACTTCTATAGGTCAGTCAATTAGATCCAGACCAAAAAATAAACATAAAAAACGTAATCATAAAAGTTATAGAGGACAAGGAAAGAGGTGTAACTAATGACAATACCAGGAACTACAGCAAAAGAACTTAAGATAAGACATCTAGAATATGATGTAAAAAAACTAATGCAAGTGTTAGGTAAGTTTTGCGACACAGAAGCAGGACAAGATGCAGGTGTGCAGTTGATATCATATCAAGGGTTAGATTTACCTGTAAAAGAATTTAATATTAGAGAAATTAGAATGGTTGAGAACAAAATACTAGGAGCCAAAGACCGTTATCGTTGTCTAATTATCGTTGACTAATTTACTGTGAAAACAGAATCTAAATTTTGGCAAGAAGTTAAAAAAAATACACCTAATATTAGATGGACAAGGCTTGAATCTTGGGCATCTTTTGGTGTACCTGACTTATTAGGTTATCATGATTCCTGCGGATTTTTTACAGTTGAGCTAAAAGTAACAAAAAGTAAAAAGGTGTCGTTGTCAGCACACCAAATATCCTTCCATATGACGCACACGCGCAACTCGTTTATCTTAGTCAAGACCCTCGAGCAACGATGCCCGATACTTTATGAGGGGGCCGCTGCCCTGGAGCTTGCTGCTTGTGGCTTGGAGCTTGCAGCTTGTCGCTTGCCGCTTGAAGCTTGGTCCGAACTAGAGGACCTGCTGCTTGCAGCTTGTCGCTTGTAGCTTGTCGCTTGTAGCTTGGCGCTTGAGGCTTGTAGCTTGCCGCTTGACCATCTGGACCACCACCCGGCCGTTATAATGATACTCTTCGCGGGTCCAGCAGCTGTAGCGCGCCTCGTAAGGCGCGCGCATTGCTACGGTAGAAAGGGACCGTTTCAATTCAGTATTTCCGATGGGACCACGAAGCCGCTGGCATCGTGTCTGGCCTTGCCTTTGGCCTTCAGGCCAATAATCACCCCGGCGCCTGCATCTGTGAAGCGCGCGTCATGCTCATCGCCATCAATGACCGGGTAGCCGCGCCACGTGGCAGGCAGCTCGCCCGAGAACACCACGGCCGCGCTGGTATGCTTTAGCACCTCCGGCAGCTTGTGGTCGTTGTCTTCCGCCCGGCTAAATGTCAAATGGTAATTGGCAGGCAGCTGGCCCTTGGTGAAGCGGTTCTCTAGTTTTGTATAATCGTAAAATTGTACATCCGGGAACAGCTCCATTATATTTTTGCCAGTGTCGCCCACCTTGTATTTTTCATATGGCAGGTCCGACGTGCCGTTAAGCCTGACAGCTGCCTTCAGGCCTTTGGCCTCCGCTTGCCGCTGCAGCTTGCCAATCTCCAACGCCAGGTCCTGCAGGAACTGGCCGCGGTCATCCCAGAAGCGGTTCGTCTTCTCCAGCCGGGCCCGTTGCACAACGTTCATCGCGCCACGTCCTGCTGTATTCAGGCAGGCAGCAGCACAACCAGCACTGGCCGCGGGGCATACGTTCTTGCCGCTCAGGTTATACGGCGCCATGTAAATGATGCCGGTTAAGACTCCAACCTTTTCAGATTTAATTGTTTTGTAATTGGTATTGATACCGAGTAATTTTTGCATGTTATATCCTTTCTATTAATATCCCATAATATATATTTTATTTCTTATTTGTCAAGCTTGTTGC